TCCGTGTCATCACAACGTGACGATGTTCTCTAGAACGGACATCGAAGCGCACTATATATACTTGATAATATAGTGCGCTTTGACACACAACTAAAAATCAATACATTATGGCTAAGTATTCAGAAAAGAAAATAGGCAATACAGATTATACCAAGGACAAGCGTCCTTTGGGTTTTCTTGGTGACGTGTTCGCCGGTGTCTTCAATGGAATTGGCAGTTTTTGGAAAAAAATTACCGGTCTTGGTACTACTAATTCTGAGCGTGAGGCTATGGATTTCAATTCCGAACAGGCTCAAATCAATCGTGAATTTCAGTCCGCTGAGGCTCAGAAAGCACGCCAATGGCAACAAGATTTTTTCACGAAATATCAGTCCCCACAAGCACAGGTACGTCAATTCCAAGATGCGGGTTTGAATCCTGCCCTTATGTACGCTCGAGGTGTCACCCCTGTTTCTGCGTCTTCTGCGTCTAATGGCCCTGCTGGTGATAGTGCTTCCGTTCAAATGCCCGCTGTTGATAGTTCTTCTTTGTTACAGATGCTTTTCGGTGCTGCTAAATTGCCGTCTGAAATAGATTTGCTTAATGCTCAGGCAGAGGATTTCCGTGCTTCTGCTACAGGTAAGAATATAGATAATGCTTTCTCTCCTCAGATTCTTGAGCAGAATCTTCGCAAAGGTGAGATGGATATACTTAACACCCAAGCTGCGATTACTACCGCTCAGTATCAATGGGCGTTGATGTCGTCACAGGAGCAATTGAATATTGTAAGGTCGAATCTTACAGAGGCGCAAATTTCGGATGTCCTAGCATCTGCTGACTTGAAGGAAAAACAGGCCGCCACCGAGGTTCTTAAACAGGCTAACCTTGAGGTTACTAATGAACTACTTGCCGCCCAGATTGCGACCGAGAAAATGAAGCCTGCAATGATTGCTGCCCAGACTGTTCTCGCCCGTACCCAGTCGCAGAGTATTTCTCTAGATTGCTATCAGAAAGAAGTTACAAATGAGATTACCAAACTTACCGGCGTTGGTAGCATTAAGACTATGCCCGAACTTGTTTTCAAGGTTGCAGGTGGTTTTACACAATGGGCAGACCGAGGAATTAAGACTGCCAAAAACTGGATAACAAAAACAGGTAAACGTTTGTTGAAGTTATAGAATCTGCTTATATTGCGAAAAAATATTATCGTTATGGGATTTTGGATAATGCTTGTCGCTTTGTTTGTGGTGTGTATTTATTTACCTTACAAATTATTATCAAAACTTATTGACAAATGGAAAAAATGATTGAGTTTATTTCTTCGTGGCTTAATTCTGCTCCGAAATGGGTTAAGATTGTTGTACCGCTCGCAATCGCTGGTCTCGCCGCCATCTACCTCCTTTCTTCCTGTTCCGCTATCCGTCAGATGGAGGTGGAACGGCGACAAACAAGAGAGGTTAAGGATACTACTACAGTTCGCTTAGTCACGTCTAATTACAAACGTTCTGTTGTTTTTCGTGCAGCCCGCGCGCGCTCTCTCCCCCACTCTGTCACGCCGACCACGGCCGATATGCCGCTCAATGTCCAAGAAGCGGCCGCTAGTGCGGCCGCTGGAACACAGGCGGCAACTGCGCGCCGATGTATCCAGAGAGTAACAGACCGGACAGGTTTTTCGAAGACAACTTTTTTGATGCCCTCGCCGTGAGGCGTCAGCCCTTATTGAGGGCATCAATGAACGAAATAAATTGTGCTTGCTTGCAAGTGCAATTTTTTTTGGTCATTGTATGACCAAAGGAGTTTGAGGAATGTCCTCAATGGAAACCAATTATTCCGCTATGCGAAGCATTCGCTTTGTATTCAATAAATAAAATAAATTATAATAATTTTAATTATCAAAAAGTATAAAATAATATCAAAAAGTCGAATGCTCTTGCGTAGTCTTTTCTTTCTTCGTATATTGCGGTCAATAAGAAGAAAGAAAGAAAATTTTTGTTAAAGTGCCCGTTTAGCAAAGCATTTCTTTTCTCTTAGAACACATTTATTAACTAAAAAATTATTGTCAAATGGTCGAAACTTTGAAAAAAGTAACTCTTTCTTATGAGCCTTTCAAGAAAGATGAGATTTTGCGTGTAAGTCTCAAGGTTGTGCGTAATGTGCCTTACATTTCGTCTGAATGGCCGTCCCGTGTTCTTCTTTGGCTTTCCCGCCGTTATCACGTTGTGTCCTCTTATTTTGCCTTACTTGGAGACGATACTTTTTCCTTGACCGCTCTTATCGTTAGTGATAAGGACTTTTTCCGCTGCTGGTCGTATCATTCTTTGCTCGAATATGTTAGGCGAATTGTTAAATGAGAACGAGGTTCTCGCTGGAATGATTATCGATTTAGGCCTAATCCCTGTCGATTTGTGTACGCCTACTTTGATGTCGAAGATTAATGAGGAAATTTATGCAAAAGCTGAATCTGAATACTGGACGCAGCAACGTGCTGACGATGTTAGGGAATTTTGTGAGTATTTCGCCCACAGGCGTAACGCTGACAAGTTTTATCGTGAGCAATCTAAGTTGTTTGAGCCTCGTTTTGTTGAACTATTTTGATAGTTGGTTAATATATGTGTTGCAATCCGCTTACCATCACAATTAAGGAACCCAATGCGACCGGAGGAATCCGCCGTGTTGCGGTTCCTTGCGGTAAGTGCTTTCAGTGCTTACGTGACTATCAGAATGCTTGGTCTATTCGTATACAGGAAGAATTCAAAAATTATGGTTATGGTTACTTTTTTACTCTCACTTACAATAATGATAACGTGCCTCTTATTTGTGACCGTGACAGTGGTCGCCTATATCAATCTGTCTGTAAGTCACACGTACAAGGTTGGGTTAAGAGGTTTCGCACGAGGTTATCTCGAAAGGAAGGTCAAACGAAGAAAGGTATCAAATACTTTGTCACTTCTGAGTATGGCCCTCGTACTTTAAGACCTCATTATCATGGTGTTATTTTCGGAATTGATGAAATTGAATTTCGTTTGTTGCTTTCAGATTGGGACAAAACATACGGCTTCACTACTTATAAGTTGATTCCTGCCCATAATTGTGGTGGTGCTTCTCGTTACGTAGCTAAATATTGCTCCAAAGGTTTTTTCAAGAATCCTTATGAGGTTCAGGGTATTGTTAAGCCAACTTTTCATCTTGTAAGCAAGGGGTTTGGTTTTCCGTATGTCGAGCGTATGCGAGATTATCACCTCGCTGCTGATTGCTCTATTAATCCTCGCTTAGACCGCTATTATCAGCGTGTCGGCGACCGTTCTCGTGTTTTCATTGGTAAATTTGGCTATAAAATGCCAAGGTATTTTAAAACAAAGATATATGGTGAAAAGACTCGTTTATCGCACAAGGTTGCTGATTATTTACATACGGAGTTTGACAAACTTCGTAATAGTTCACTGGCAAGAATACAATCCGAAAGGAATTGCACGTTATCTGAAGCCATTCATATACTTGATATGCAAGCTGATAGCGAAAGATTATGCAAAGAAAGAGAGATACGAAAGACTTTAGGAGATTCTTATGACAAATCCCAAATATAATTTTTGATTTATATGGCTAATCGTAATTTATTCGGTGCTACGCCGATACAGGTACCTAATCGATCTGGTTTCGACCTGTCGCACGAGAATATGCTCACGCTCAAGTGCGGTCAACTCGTGCCCGTTATGACTGACCTCCTTATCCCTGGCGATAGGGTTAGTGTCGGTTCTGCTTTCGAGATTCAGCTGCCTCCTATGGCGACTGATTTTTACGGTCGTGTTCGTTTCAAGATGGAGGCCTTTTTTGTGCCTTGTCGCCTCCTTTATGGTGGTTGGCAGAAGTTTATGACCTCACCTACTGGTAACAATGCCCCGTCCGCTATTTCTGTTGGCTCGTTACTTCCGTTTTGTGTTGTTCCTGCTGAAAATGCGCTTTAATTTGGTCAGCATACCTGTTGCCTGCAATATTATTACGCTCAAGCCACTGTTGCAAAGAATTAGCAGCACGAAGAGAAGCAATAGTAAAACTACCACTATCATTA